TAAACTAAAACTCATAGTAGTGTTTAAATTTGTTTCAAATATAATTTGCCAGTCCATCATTCCGGCTAATGAATCATATCCGTAACGTAGTCCAAAAGGCGTATTATTAAAAATCAAATCTATCATTGTTGTAATAACACTAGATCCAATAGTTAAATTAAATTGAGGAATAATTTGACTAATAACAGCATTTGATGGTACAATCTGATTTAATGTTACAACTCCGAATAACCCGCCATTAACTGTAGTTGTTCCTGTGTTATTATCATTATCCCCAAGACCATCGCCCACAATAGATACAACCTGCGCCCACAAATAACTTACACCTCCAGCAGGCAATAATCCCAATGCAGGAACTGCTACTAGATTGTTTTGATTTGTTGTATCAAAATAATATGTTACTCCTCGTATTGTTGGAGCAATAAATTTAATTAACGACCCTGATGTAAAATATTTTAAATCAGTACTGGTATAGCTAGCTAATTTTTTAGGTAAAGCTGTAGTATCAGTAACGAATCCTGTTGAACTGTTACTGTCTGTAGTTACATTAGCCCACTGAATACTTAAACTTTCAGAAATATAATTTATGTAATTTGCATAATAAAAATTACGTAAGTTAGGATCATCTAAAATAGGAAAAACTGTATTGTATATAATTCCTTCTACATCAGTTTTAGTTACATAAGAAAAATTTGTTGCAGAAGTGTAAATTTCTTGATATAAAATTCCATCATCAGCAAATAAATTTGTACTGCTGTATTTGCCAGTGGGATCAGTTAAATCGAAATAACGACTAATGCCGCTACTTGTTCTATTAATACTTTTTACTTTGGCAATTTTATGTGTAACGCCTAATGGACTAATATTATAATCTTCTCCGGTAACCATACGGTTTTGTGTATAGTAAGTTTGAGGAGCATTGGCTTTAATACTAGCATTTGTTTCTGTTGCTGATGCATTTGAAACAGTTGATGCTAAACTTAAAGTTATAGTCAATGTTTCTGCTTGTCCTTGGCTACTTGTATATGGAATACTAATTGCTACATTTAAAATATCGCTAGGATTTATTGTATATGTTAAACCATTACTAACTCTATAGTAAGATCTAAAATTTCCTAATGGTAAACTACCAAATGTTCCATCTGCAAAACTTAAACTAACTGCATCACCTGCTCTAGTAATTACATTGTAAATTGTTTTAATACTATTGCTTAGGCTATTATAAATTATATTATTACCAGTTGTAGCAGGAACTTGTGTCCAAAGTGTATTTTCAAGACCAGTACTTTGATCTAGGCTGTATAACCATACATCTGTATTATTGATATTTTGTGTGTTAATATCAATAGTTTGATTACTACTTGGTTGGGTAACTGTAAATGTTCCTTGATTTAAATTGCCTTGTGTAAAATTTAAAAAGAATCCTGTGTTGCTACTACCAGCTCCATAACCATCATCTTTAAAAATAAAAGACATATGATTTCCAACTTTTGGAGGTTCTTCGTAAATTACTTCACCGCCAGAAATTGTAGTACTAGTAATTTCAAAATTCATTGTACGACCAGCAACGTTTTTACTAAAACTAAAAACAGGAACGTTTGTATTTCTAGCGTTAAAACGATATTGTCCAGTAGGTATGCCGTATATGTTAGCTTGATCTATTGGATTGCCAAACTGTTGAGTTGTAGGTAAAGCCGCATTGATAACTTTAATAAATTGATCATACCAGTTACTGTTACTTGGATCATTCCAAGTAATTACTTGGCCACTCATATTAATGCCGTTGCTATCTAATACATTTTCTGTAGTTTGAACTGTGCTAAATTTTAGCAAACCTGTGGCAGCTATGTTTCTACTAGCATTATAATTAATCATTCGTGCTAGTCTTAGCACACTATCTCTACGTTCTGCTAGTTCTAAAAAGTTTTCACGAGCATTTAAATCAACACGGAAAGCTATGCTTTGGCCCACGAAGGCAATAAGATCGATAAGGGCGAGGTATTCGCTGGATTCAATGTAATCGTTAAAATCTTCTGGAAAATTAGTACGGATATAGTCAATCATTGTACGACGTAAGTTATCAAAGTCGTAACTTTGGAAATCAGCGTTCTTAAATGATTGATAAATTTTCTGCCAGTCTTCGCTGACTAACAGGTTATTTTGTCTATCCGTTGAGCTCATAATTAGTCCTAATAAGTGTATTTATCGAATGGAATTATGTGGGTATTTTATCAGCTAATCAGCCCGTTAGCTTGGTCAAAGCGTAATTGTAGATCCTGGCTAATATTATAAGGCAAATAGGTTATTACACATTCAATCTGTATGCCAGTGTCGTATGGTGTTATAACAATATTCCCAGCTTGTATTCGGGGATCGTAATTTAAAATTTCATTTACGTTTTGTATAATCAAATCTTTTACTTGTTCTGTTAACGGTTCGAATAACATTTCCCATATAATGCAACCATAGCTAGGTTGCATTAAACGTTCGCCTTTTCTAATATTAAAATTATTAAGTAAATCTTGTTTAATAAGTTCAAAATCGTATAAAATAAAATTTTGTGTAGATGAATTTATTGTACTAAAACCTTTGTACATTTGTGGAGGAGCATTAGTAGGATTTGGGCGAGCAGGAAGTATTATTTTGTCATATAAGTTTGTAGCCATTATTGTTGCTCCTCTTGTGAACCTTGTACTTTATTAAAAGTATCAGTTGCTGTTGTGTATTTGTTAAATGCAGTTGTGCTGGGCTCCGATACATCTTCCGATGCTTGTGTTTTGTCTGAAGTAAATTGTGCAGGATCTAAATTTTCGTGGCCGGCCCAGGGCTCGGTTTGTGGAATTCTTCCTGCTTTAGGAGTTGTATCGGCTGATGTTGCAACACCTGAATTAAAATTAATATTACCGCCGTCTATAGCAGTATTGGCTGCCATAATATGAGTATCTCCGCCAGCTGTTATTTTGCTAGTAGTACCCGATGTTGAATTCCATGCAGATCCTGCTTGTTGGTTTATATTTGTTCCGGCATTAATATTAACATTAGCGCCTGCTGTAAAATTTATATCTCTATCAGCTGTAAAATTTATATCGTTTTCAGTATGCACACTGATACTATCTTGTGCATAGATATCAATTTTTCCATTACTAGTTAATTCTATCCAAGAAGTTCCTCTGCTATTAGTAATATAAATTAAATCTTCGCTATTGTGTAAAAGTATTTGATGCCCTGTTCTTGTTCGAATTCTAATTAATTCATTATGTGGAATTGTAGGATCACCGTCTGTTTCTCCGCCCAGTACACTTGCGTATTCTGGAGGGCCATCTCCGGCTTTTGTTTTACGTAAAAATTTATCATCCCCGTCATCCATGACAAATGTACTTCCACCTAAACGACTTACAAAAGCATTTGGTATTTTATAATCTTCTTTGCCAATAGCGCCTCTTGGTGCGCCTGATCTTTTATCTACAGGCCCTGGGGTACTCCATCCAAACACCATACTTGGCACTTCTCTTCTAGCACTACTAGTAGTTAATCCTCTGATATCGTCGTTATCTAACCCTTGTGTTTTTAACGCATCTGCTAAAGGGTGTAGAGGTTTTTTATTTTTAGTAGAATCTGAAGGACTTCCGTCATTTACTTTTTTATTATATTCTGCTACTGGCAATCTGCCTTCGCCTTCTACATTATTTTCTGTTGAGGCAATTCCAGGAATCATAAAATTCATTCCTTCATCTTGCACACACCCTATCCAGTATCCTCTCTTAGGATCTCCGTCAATAAAAATAACAACTACAGTTGTACCAACATCCGGAGGAACTGCCCATATACCATAACTTTTTTGAGTGTTACCATAATTGTCAGGATCTTGTCTTACAAAATCAGCACTAGTTACACCATAAAAAGGACTCATATATTTTACTTGGTGTAGTTGTCCAGAATCGCCTGTGTTACCTGTAGGTCTTAAAATTTCCACTTGCAACATGCCCATAGCAGTACTGTCTAAGTGACTGATCACTCTAGCTAAAAAAGGTCCTGGACGTGGTTCGGTACCTTTAGCACTAATTCTTGTTTGATCGTTTGACATTATGTTCCTGTTTGCTCTGCATCTGAATCTGTATTAGGAGTTTCGGTTACTTTACCTTTTGTCGATGGCATATCAGCTAATGTTGACTCGTCTAGGTATTCTTGCGTTGGTCGTCTAAATCCAGATAATGTTTGTGTAAATTTACCGTCTGCAAAATGGCTTTTAATTGTTTGTATACAATATAGTCCGCTAAATTGCATAACTGGTGCGCTTTTACTAGCACCGCCAAAATTATACAATCCTGTACTTTGATTAAGATCGATAGGAGTTCTAAAATTAATTATAATGTCAACTTCACCACTTTCATAATTTACAGTTCCATCTGTGTTTAAATTATGTGTGGCCGCTTCGCTGGTATAATTTCCTGTTCCGCTTTGTGTGATATAATATGGATCTCCAATAATTGTCATTTCAAGATTGTACATATCAAACGGATTATTAAGAGCTAGGTTAAACAACTTACCTGCACGTTGCGCTTGACCTTCAGCACCGCCACCGCCGCCTCTGTCATTGCCTGTTAGTGTGTTAACCCATTTTAAAATTGTAGGCATAAATCCTGGTGTAGGAGTTTGCTGTTTTCCATCAGGCATGTATTTTTGATTTTGATTTTTTTCAGGATCTTCACTACCTGTCTGGTTAGCTGTAACTTTATCTTGAGTTTCAGCTAAACCATCTGCACCCATAATATAAACAAATCCATTTTGAATTTCAATTTTAAAATTAATAATATCTACATTGTGCCCAGTATAAATGTATTCATATTTTTTTACTGCCTGATCTGCGAGACTGTCGAAACCCAAGCCTTTAACGCCTGCAGGTAGTTGTCTACTGTTATGTGCCTTATATGGAACAACTTGATAAACAATCAATCGAGGCTTAATACCTGTGTTTTTTTGTGTGTCACCAGTAGTATATACTTTGGTAGCTATTCTATACCAATCTCTATAACCCTCGGGACTTATTTTACTGCTATCTA